CGCATTATTTAGAAGCCGAGCGCAAACTCCAAGAAGCGTATAACTTGTTAAAGCGTAGAAGATTTACAGAAGCAAACACTGTAATTGATGAGGCCGTGGTTGCCTTACGCATGATGCGAGCAGCAGTAAAAAGCCACGTTGAGTGAGCACATGAAAATACCCCCTTGGTCATTCAGCAGCATTAAATCATTTGATCAATGTCCTAGGAAGTATTACCACTTGCGAGTGGTGAAAGACTTTAAAGAAGATGACAACAAGGATCATTTAGTCTACGGCAAACAGTTTCACAAGGCCGCAGAAAAATACATTCGGGATGGAGAACCCTTACCACCCCAGTTTAATTTTGTTAAGGGCGCTCTGGATAATCTTAACAAGATACCTGGTGAGAAGTTATGCGAATTTAAGATGGGACTGAGAGAAGATTTATCTGCGTGTGGGTTTTTTGAAAATGATGTGTGGTGGCGTGGCGTAGCCGATTTAATTATTCTTGACGAAGAAAAAGGTGAAGCACGAATATTGGATTACAAAACGGGAAAGTCTACAAAATATGCCGACACAGGGCAATTAGAGATGATGGCCTTGGCGGTGTTTAAACACTTTCCTCCAATTAAAAAAGTTAAGGCAGGACTGTTGTTTGTGGTGGCTAACCAATTAGTTAAGGATAATTACCACGTTGACAACCAAGATAAGATGTGGACAAAATGGCTCCAAGATTATGAGCGTATGAAGTTTGCTTATGAGTCAGATGTTTGGAACCCACGCCCAAGCGGTCTATGCCAAAAGCATTGTGTAGTAACAATCTGCCCACACAACGGGGCCAACTTGTAGAGGAGCAACCATGCAAGAAATACAAAACGTAATTGAAAAGCATCCTAACTTAACTGCACATGGTTTTGGAGTTGGCCCCGCAGTTCACCCCGAAGAATTTAAACTTTGTGTCACTTGGCTGTCTGAAAGAGATTTACGCATTAGAAGAAGAACAATAAACTATAAATTAAGTAGCTACACTTGGAAGCACATAGTGGAGCGGTCGGTTAAGGAATACATAAGCAACGGTGCATTTATTTGTGCAGCTTTGCACCTTGGGTTTAAGATGAAAAAAATTGATCCGATAAGTCCAAATGTATGTTTTAACATGAAGAAAACAGAGGAATAGCTATGCCTTACGTAAATAAACCAAGACCTTACAAGAAAGAGTATCAACAACAAGTTGATCGCGGTGAGCTTGAACGCCGAATGGAAAGGCAACGCGCACGACGGGCTTACGACAAAACCAATCCTGACACCAACGGGAACGGCACTGCCGATTCGCGTGAAGGTAAAGACCTAGCCCACAAGAAGGCGATGGACAAGGGCGGCAACAACTCACACGGTGTAACGCTACAAAGTAAATCAAAGAACCGATCTTTTAAACGAGACTCCAAAGGCAACTTAGTGTCTGAAGTTAGCAAAAAAGAACGAAAAAAGTAACCATCATGGGGCAGGGATACAAGAGATTCCGGTAACGTGTGGATTCGGCTTGTTGTACACACCCCTGCCCCACCTTTCATAGAGCAACGATGCAGGTATTAAATAACAAAGTGCTGCTTTTAAATCTTAAGAACCCACAAAAAGTAACCAGCTCAATACCTAAAAGTAGGGAGCTACCTGATAACAAAGTAGCAGTTAAATGGGGTCTTGATGAAGTTCACACTCTTAAAAGACTTAACATTCGGAATGTGCCAAGTCCTATTCTTGGGCATTACAAATGGCCCGGACAACACAAACCCTTTGATCATCAGAAAACTACTGCAGCTTTCTTAACCCTCAATCAAAAAGCCTTGTGCCTCAACGAGCAGGGGACGGGCAAGACAGGTAGCGTTATATGGGCGGCTGATTACCTTATGACGATAGGCAAGATAAAAAGAGTATTAGTTATATGCCCCCTTTCAATTATGGATTCTGCTTGGAGGGCTGACCTGTTTAAATTTGCTATGCACCGAACAGTTGACATAGCCTATGGTAAAAGCAGCAAGAGGCAAACAATTATTCAAGGCCCGGCAGAGTTTGTAATTATTAACTATGATGGCGTTGAAATTGTAGTTGATGACATTTTAAAGGCTAACTTTGATTTGATTGTTGTAGATGAAGCTAACGCTTACAAGAACACTCAGACACAAAGATGGAAAACTTTGTACAAACTTGTTAGCTCACGTACTTGGTTGTGGATGCTGACAGGAACTCCTGCCGCTCAATCTCCTACCGATGCTTTTGGGCTAGCCAAGTTGGTTAACCCGATGGGAGTACCAAAGTTTTTTACGGCCTTTAAAGATATGGTGATGTACAAGGTGTCGCAGTACAGGTGGATACCCAAAGAGTCGGCGGTTCAAACCGTGTTTAACGCATTACAACCTGCTATCCGATTTACAAAAGATGAATGTCTTGATTTACCAGAAATGACTTATGTGACTCGTGATGTACCACTAACCCCTCAACAAAAGAAGTACTACGATTTATTAAAGAAGCGGTTATTTATACAAGCAGCGGGCGAAGAAATTACGGCGTTCAACGCAGCAGTTGAACTAAACAAACTCCTACAAATATCTTGTGGTGCAGTTTACTCTGATAGCGGAGAGACAATTGAATTTACGATTGACAACCGCTACCGTGTGCTTAAAGAAGTTATAGATGAAGCCAGCCATAAAGTATTAATCTTTGTACCGTTTAAACACACAATTGAAATTATTTGCGACAAACTTACAACAGACGGGATAACAAACGAGATCATAAGCGGGGACGTATCGGCGCAAAAACGTACTAACATATTTAAGAGTTTTCAAGAAAAGTCAACTCCACGAGTGCTTATAATTCAACCTCAAGCAGCGGCACACGGTGTTACGTTAACCGCAGCCGACACAATTGTGTGGTGGGGGCCAACACCTTCGTTAGAAATTTTTGCACAGGCGAACGCTCGTGTGCATCGTCCTGGTCAAAGACATCCAACAACAATTGTACAATTACAAGGTTCTAACTCAGAAAAATATGTTTACAGGTTATTAAATCAAAAAATTGATGTTCACCAAAAAATTGTAGAACTTTACAAAGAATTGCTTGACTAAAAAAATTATTAGTTGTAAATTGTAAGACCCTTGAAGGAGAACATAATGTCTGAAGAGCAACAGTCAAATGTTCCTATTGAAAAATTGGTAAAGATTTATTTAAAAATCAGAACCAAACGAGAGGAACTAGCCAATGAGTTTGAAAAAGAGAACGCTAATCTTGAAGCTCAAATGAGTAAGATCAAGGGTGCGTTACTTGATCACTGCAAAGCAAACAACGCCGATTCAATTCGTACGCCAGAAGGTTTGTTCTACAGAACCATAAAAAAGAAGTATACGACAAACGATTGGGAGTCTTTGCATAACTTTATTCTTGAGCATCAAGCGCCACAATTGTTAGCAAAGTCAATTCATCAAAGCAATATGCAAGAGTTTTTGGAATCAAACCCCGAATTGCTTCCACCGGGTTTAAGTGTGGATAGCGAGTATGTGTTAACAATAAGGAGAAAGTGATGGTGGCAACAGATGCGTACGTATCAATTGAGGAAGTAGCTAAGTATTTTTCTGTATCGGTTTCAACTGTACGAGCGTGGTTAAGACAAGGGTTTATACCGAAGGAAGCGTATTTAAAAATTGGTCATACTTACAGGTTCAAAATTAAAGACGTAGAGTATTACTTGATCACCGCAAAACAAAAAGAAGTCAAAGTTAAAGAAGAATTAGTCAAAGCTGATAACCCACAGCAGTTAAAGTTAGACTTTGGCACAGATGATGACGTTTAATTTTTAAGGAGAAGCAAATGAGTGACCTCGCAATTTTTAAAAACACGAATTTATCTTTATTACAAAACGTTTCAGATGATCTGAACGAAACCCTGTCCGGTTCTGGTGGTGCAGTTAACCGCCGCATCAGCATCAAGGGTGGTTTGTTTCGCGAAATGATCAACGGCAAAGAAGTACGCAGCATTGAAGATCGTGCCTTGAATGTGGTGATTGTTAAAGCCGCACCTATTCATAGCATTTATTTTGCAGGTGAATATGTTGAGGGTCAAGTTTCAAAGCCAACCTGCTGGTCATCTAACACGCAAACGCCTGATGCTTCTGTGCCGGAAGAGAATCGTCAAGCCGAGCGATGCATGGACTGCCCTCAGAATGTTAAGGGTTCCGGTGCAGGTGAAAGCCGCGCTTGTAAGCGTAAGCAGCGTATTGCCATACTTCTTGATGGCGTTATTAAGAAGAAAGAAGTCTACCAAGTAGAGCTTCCGGGCCAGTCGGTGTTTGGTGAAGCCGAGAACGGCAAGATGCCTTTGCAGGCTTACGGTCGCTATCTCAAAGCACACAACACTCCGGCAATCGCCGTGGTAACTGAGATGCGCCTTGATACGGCTACGTCTACGCCAAAACTTATTTTTAAAGCGGTGCGTCCGTTGGAAGAGGTAGAACTAAAGGCGGCGGTTGAAGCGCAGACAAGTGAGGAAGCAGCGCGAGCAGTTACTCTAACTGTGTCTCAAACTGATGGTGTAATGCCTGTTACTACTTCTGACGAGAAGAAGATTATAGAAAACAAAGTAGCCAAGAAAACTGCACCTGTTGCCGAAGAAGCAGTTGCAGAACCAAAAAAAGTTGCTAAAAAATCTGTCCCTGAGGTTAAAGAGAAGTCTGACCTTGATGATATTGTAAACAACTGGGACGATTGAGCTTTGAGGGAACGCGCACACGTCGGCTCGGCGACGTTAAATAGCCTGTATTCTATGTTAATAGAAACTCCTTGTTAACACTGTGCGTTAGTACCTCACCCCTTACGGACGACTAGACTGACGGGTTGAAAAGGGTGTGCCGCCGCAGACATCCCTGTCGTCCGACCTTTCTCTGCGGTTGCTAAGGCGGCTATGACAAAAGACTTTTTATCAGCAGTATTGGGGGACACAGGGTTCTACTGCGTGGTGGGGCTTAAGCAAAATGAATCCAAGACGGTTCAGAAGTTTTACGACACCATTGATGAAGTAGTAGAAGCAGCACAAAAATTAAACGATGAAGGATTTGATGCTTACTATGGGCTAGCAACTTTTACAGACAAAAAGTCTCGTAAAAATGACAACGTATCTCAGTTGCGTTCTTTGTTTCTCGACCTTGATTGTGGTGTTGGCAAGGACTATGAAACTCAAAACGATGCGATTGTAGCGCTACGCGCTTTCTGTAAAAAACTTGGTTTGCCTAAACCCATGCTTGTTAATTCAGGGCGTGGTGTTCATGTTTACTGGCCTTTGACTGCGCCCGTTAGCCGAACCGAATGGGTTAGCGTGGCAGAAAATCTTAAAGCTGCTTGCCGTTTACATAACTTAAAAGCTGACCCTGCCGTTACTGCAGACTCGGCACGAATTTTACGGGTTCCAGGCACACTAAACTATAAGGACAACCCGCCAAAAGAAGTTAATGTGCTTGGCTCTATGGGGGTGCCTTTTGAGCTACCAGTAATTATTGAGCTACTGGGGCGGGTGTCTGGTGGTAAGAAGCCTTACGTACCCCGTGAAATGGATCCCCTCACGCAAATGCTGGCGGGTAGTTATACAAGTCGGTTTAAGACTATTCTTATAAAGACTCAAGCTAATCGGGGTTGCGCTCAGATAGCGAAAGTTATTAAAGAGCAAGAAACAATTAGTGAACCTATGTGGAGAGCCGGACTTTCTATCGCGGCATTTTGCGTTGATAGGGAAAAAGCAGTTCATCTCATATCCAACAAGCACCAAGAATACACACCGGAGGGCACTCAGGACAAAGTAGATTTAATTAAAGGCCCGTATACGTGTGCAAAGTTTGAGGAATACAACCCCGGAGGGTGTGAGGACTGCCCTAATAAAGGAAAAATTAAGTCTCCTATATCACTAGGCCGTGAAGTTATTGAAGCTAGTGAAGAAGATAACATTGTAGTAGCACCGCCTGTGGCTGCTTCAGCTTCCTCGCAAACATATCAAATCCCTAAGCTGCCGCACCCATACTTTCGTGGCAGAAAAGGTGGGATATTTGCACACACAAAAAACAAAACAGGGGACGACATTGAAGTTTTAATTTACCACAATGATTTATATGCTTTACGCCGTATAAGAGATCAAGTGCTAGGTGAGTCATTGATGTTGCGCCTGCACTTACCAAAAGATGGGGTACGGGACTTTACGGTTCCCCTTACTGCTATTCTTGCAAAAGATGAATTTCGCCGTTACTTCGCCGCGCAGGGCGTGGCTGCTATAAACTTGGATGGGCTTATGGAATATGTCACAAAGTGGGTTAATCATTTACAAATGGAAACTGTGGCTGATGATGCTGTAACACAATACGGATGGACGGGTGATATCAACAATCCAAAATCTTTTGTAGCTGGTGAACAAGAGATTTTTGCAGATCGAATTGAGCTTAACCCAATATCGGGTAAGACTGCCTCTACGTATTCTTACTTTACGCCAAAAGGTACTTTGGATGGCTGGAAACAGACGATTGAGTTTTTAAATCAGCCTAAATTTGAACTGCATCAGTATATGTTTGGAGTAGCGTTTGGTTCTCCGCTGATGTTTTTTACTCCAATTAACGGGGCTATGTTTCATGCGTACAGTAAAGATTCAGGGCTAGGTAAGACCACGGCTATGTTGGCAGGGGCATCTGTATGGGGTAACCCTGATGAATTAGTTTTGTTTGAAAAGGATACCGTCAACACCAAAATGAACCGAGCAGAGGTATATCGCCACCTGCCATTGTTCCTTGATGAGATGACTAACACCCATCCCAAAGACCTGAGCGATTTTAGTTATCAGATACCAAGCGGCAAACAACGAAATCGACTTGGACAGAATGGTAATACCGAACGCTATCGTGGTCTGCCTTGGAAACTTTCATCCGCTTCTACGGGTAACACCAGCATGATTGAGCGGATTAGTGGGTACAAAGCCCTCCCCAAAGCCGAAGCAGCTCGCATACTAGAGTATCGAGCCGTAAAAACATTCTTTGGTGACAAGACACTTACCGATGAATTTAGTAGCAACATAAAAGAGCATTGGGGTCACGCTGGCCCGTTGTACATCCAGTACATATTAAAAAATTACAATAAGGTTGTAGAACTATTTAACTCCGTGCAGAAATCGTTTGACAAAGCAGCGTCCTTATCCGCACCGGATCGGTTTTGGTCAGCCCATTGTGCAACCACTTTGACGGGGTTGATGATCGCTAAAAAGGCTGGCTTGGTTAACTTTGATATTAAGGCTATAACTAAGTGGCTGCTTGACGTAGTTGAGTCAGCTAAACGTGGGCTGGAAAATATGTCAGGCGATCCTGAAGCGATACTGACTGATTACCTTGCAGAACATTACACAAGCGTGTTGCGGATTAAGAGTACTGATGACGCAAGAGGTAAGACCACAGACATTGATCATTTAATTATCCCTGATGCATCACCGCGCCTTGCTATGGTGGCTCGGTACGAGTATGACATTAAGAAACTTTATTTAATGCCGACACCGTTAAAACAATGGTGCGTAAAACATCAGATCAATTACTCTGGGTTTGTGGATGGGTTAAAGCGTGGTCGCACCAAAGCC